TTCATTCCCGCTGCTTTTAATATATTACTAGACACTACAGAATTTAAAAGTCCTTTACCTTCATCGCTCTTGAGCATGTCAGACGCTTTAGTAAGTCCTGCAAGTTGAATGCCTGTTCTTGCAGCTCCACCTACTCCACCCAATCCAACACTACTATTACCACCTTTATATCCTAAAACAGCGGCAGCCGCTCCTAGACCAGCACCTAGAGCACCCAATCCAAGGAAATAACCTGGATCTTGAAGAACCTCTTGAGTTAATCCAGCAGCAAGAGTATTCATGGTATCTTCACCATACTGAACTTCTCTTTTTTCTTCAAAACTTTGAGGCATTGGTAATATCACTTTACCAAGACCTTCTTTTAATCTTCCTTCAGAATCATCATACAACTTTGATGAACCTTGAAGTCCGTCTTTAAAAACATTGGATCTACCTTTAAAAAATTCATCTTGATTTGGAGCTACATAATTAAACATTGATATTACACAAGTGTCTCTGTGCAGTTCCAATGAACTTTGTTTCAACGCAAAAGGATATACTAAGGTTTCACTTGTTGAAAGGCCTTTTTTATATTTGTCATTTGCTCCAATTTTTTTGATATTATTTGGATCAAAGAGACTTGCAACTGTATTAACTATGTTAGGTTGAGTACCACCACCAGTTGCTATTGACTCGGCCGCTTGTTCTAAGATACCTTGGATACCAGTTTGACTCTGTTGATTCGTTTGATTTGCATTTGCAGGAGAATTAGTAAATGGATCAGGCGCTCCTGGTCTTGCCCATGCAGGTGCTGGGAAATAATAAAGGGCACTTGCTTTTATAGCAGCATCATTCAATTGAACTTGAAGTTTCTCTCTACCCTTATCATCTATATTAAAACCGTTAAAATTTTGTTGCCATACATCATCTATAAAAACTGGAGCATTAGAAAATAAAACTCTTTCTCCATTTGATTTTAAATGTGAGGTAG